TGAAAAGAGATTTTATCCATTAAGATTAGGAACTCCTGAAACAAAATATGATGAAGAAAATCCTTTGAATAAACTTTTAGAAGCGATATTAGATAGAGATAAATTGAAGAAAAAATGAAGGAAACTTTAAGGCACGCAGAAGCATTTGAATACTATTACAGTTTGGGGAAAGATAGAAGTTTAAAGTCAGTAGCAAGTCGGTTTAAAGTCGATGAAAGAAGTGTAGCGAGGTGGAGCAGAAACTTTAATTGGCAGGGAAGAATTGTACAAAGGGATATGGAACTTGCGAAAAAATTGCAGGAAGGAACTAATAAAAGTATTCTCGATATAAAGGCAGATTATAGGAAAGAAATTAATGAAAATTTGAAGATTGTCAAAGCAGAAATTCAATCGGCGTTAAGAGTTGTAATTGATGAAACAACGGGAAAGAAAACTGTTCAGTTAAAATTTTCTGTAAATGAAGTTGATGAATTGATAAAGCTTATTGCTTCATATGAAAAGTTAATTAGATTAGATTTAGAACTTGCAGGGGCAATAACTTTTAAAGGGGAAATTGAATTTAAAGGAATTGATAAATTGAGCATGGAAATTTTAGGCAATGAAGAATTGAAAGCAACTCTTTTGGATATTTTGGAGAAGGTAAAGCATGATTAATATAAGTAATCAGGATTTTATTGCTATTAAGAATATTTTGGAAAGCAAGACAATAGGAGGATTTGGACTTGCATATTATCCTGAATATAAAAGACCGAGACACATAAAACATCTTGAAAAAATAGCAGAAAAACTTACATTTGGAAAAGGATTGAGATATATTATAGAAGTTCCACCTCGATATGGAAAAAGCGTAATGTTTTCAGTAATTCTTCCTTCTTTTTATGTTGTTAATAATCCCGATAAAAAAATTTTGCTTTCAAGTTATGCTTATGATTTAGCAGGAGATTTTGCATATAAAGTTAGGACATTGTTAAAGAATAATAGACTTGCAAATTTTACTATGGAAAAGTTGGATAATTGGGAAACAGTTGAAGGAGGAGGACTTTTTTCAGCAGGAGTTGGCGGTTCAATTACAGGGAAAGGAGCAAGTCTTTTAATATTAGACGACCCTATTAAAAATATGGAAGAAGCAAGAAGCAAACATATAAGAGATAAAGTTTATGAATGGTTTAATTCCACTTTTCTAACGAGAGCAGAACCTGAAGCAAACATTGTCGTGATTCAAACGAGATGGCATTCAGATGATTTGGTAGGTAGATTAGTTAAGGAAAAAAAGGAAAATTGGGTGGTAATTAAGTTTCCTGCCTTTGCAGAGAAAGGAGACATTTTAGGAAGAACTGTTGGAGAGTGTTTGTGGCCTGAAAGATTTTCACAGGAGGAAAGTGAAAATAAGAAGAAAGCAATAGGTAGTTATGTATGGAATGCTTTGTATCAGCAAAATCCAGTCAGTGAAGAAGTCAGTATATTCAAGTCTTCTTATTTTAGATATTATGAATTCAAAGATGGCACTTACTATTTAGAGGATAAATCTTTTAAAGATTTTGATTTTATATTTGGCACAGCAGACCTTGCAATTCAGGAAAAAGAAATAAGCGACTACACAGTCATAGGAATATGGGGCATTAAGGGAGATAGGATACTACTTCTTGATAGGGTCAGGGAAAGATTACAGGCAGGAGAGATATTAAGAACATTCCAGGCTCTTTACATGAGATGGATACCGAACATCTTTTATGTAGAAAGTTTTGGCTTTCAACTTTCAATAGTCCAGCAATTATTAGACAGGAACTTACCCGTTTCAGCATCGTATTTGAAAGGTGATAAGTTTGCAAAAGCTCTTGCAGTAATTCCGTTTTTTGAAGCAGGAAGAGTTTATTTTAATAGGCAAGCAGTTTATCTTTTAGAACTTGAAGAAGAACTTTTAATTTTCCCAAGTGGCGACCATGATGACCAAGTAGATATGATAAGCCTTGCAATTACAGGATTGACTTCATCTTTAATTGTAGACAAACCGAGAGGATTATAGTATAATGATATGGAGGTAAAAGATGTTATATAACTTTGATTTTATTAGAGAGGGAGTTTCATTTCCGCCTGTTGAAGAATATGAAAGAATTAAACTCTATGACCAGAATAGGTTACTGTGGAAAGGAGAACATAAGCAAATATTCAAGGAAAGGTATAATCAATTATTTGATAGAGATGAAATGACAACCTGGCAATTTGATTTTAACTGGTATCGAAGAATCTCAGTTGCTTTTGCAACTCTTTTATTCGGAGAGCCTCCAACAATAACAGTAGGAAATCCTGAATCAAAAGAACAGTTATTTCTAAACTCTATTCTTGAAAATGATTTTCTCGATGTTTGTTACGATGTTGCTATAGATATTTCAAGGTATGGAACGGGGATATTTAAACCAATAATTGAGAATGGTATATTGAGAATTGATTCTCTTTCCCCTGCTTATTGGTATCCTGTTTTTGATAGTAGAAATATGAAAAAGATTCTTGCTCATTTTGTTTGTTGGGAAGCGGATAATTATCTTAATGTTGAAGTTCATACACCAGGACAAATTGAAAATAAGGTTTATAGTATTGAAAGTGGTTTGGTTAAAAAAATGATTGAAGATATTTTTGTAGAAACAAAAGTGGATAGTCCTTTGATAATTCCTGCTCATAACTTAACTACAAGTGAAAGCTCTTTTGGAGTAGATGATTATCAGATTATTGATACTATCATTTGTGAACTTGAAGTCAGATATTCACAGGTAGCGAGGATATTAGATAAGCATGCAAGTCCAACTATGTATGGTCCAAGAAGTTTAATTCAACAGGATAAACGAACGGGAAAAGCTTTTGTTGATATTGCAGGTAAGTATTTAGGAGCAAACCCTAATGAAGTTTTACCTGCTTATTTGGTCTGGGATGCTCAACTGTCGGCAGTAAATCAAGAAATAGATGGATTAATGACTCAGTTATATGCACTTTCGGAAACTTCGCCTGCGCTATTTGGAGAACTTAAACAGGGGCTTGCTGAAAGTGGAAGTGCTTTGAAGAGATTGCTTATTTCTCCTCTTGCAAAAGTAAATAGATTAAAGCTTTCTCTTGATAAGAAAATGAAACAAGTTTTATCATTAGCAAGTGAACTGGCAGTTGAAAATGGAATTTCTGAAGCTATTAAGTTTGAGGTAAAAGATATTCATATCGATTGGCAAGATGGACTTCCTACTGATGCAAGAGAACAAATGGATATTGAAACAATGGCAGTGTCTGCTAAGTTAAGTTCAATAGAAAGTGCTTTGAAAAGGATTTGGGGGTTGAAAGGAGAGGCATTGACAACTGAATTAAATAAGATAAAAGAAGCGAATGCTCTGCCTACACCTCCTGCGATAACTGTACCGACTATTGAAGAGAAGTTGGCTGAATTAAATGCAACTAAATAATTATCTTAATTCTGTTCAAAGGCTTACTGATGTAGAAGTTAAACGATTGACTGATTTCGTAAATTCTATTGAGAAAGAGATGCTTATAAATATTAACTCTGGACTATTAAATTCAAGGGATTTAGCTTTCTTTAATTTAAAGATTGGAGAAGCAAAACAACTTATAACTGCTTTGCAAAATGGTGGCTCAAAGTGGACACCAGAAATGGTTAAGAATATGTATGTAGAAGGATTAAGATTTGGTGCGGTTACTCTCAGTATTGAAACTCTGGTTAGCAGATTTGATGTTGAGGCAATGAATGTTTTATCTAATAACATCTATGGAAGATTCCAGGATTTAACCACTGTTATAGGCAGAAGAGTTGATGATATTTACAGAGAAGTTGCATTAGCAAATTTAAAAGGAAATATTGCAGGCTATCGAGGACTTTACGAAACAGCGGAAAGAATAAAAGAAGGATTAGCAGAACGAGGAATTACGGGTTTTGTTGATAGAGCAGGTAAAGAGTGGAACATGACTTCTTATACTGATATGGTAGCAAGGAGTTCAACAATGGAAACTTTTAGGCAGGGAACTGCAAATGAGTATATTCAAAATGACATTGATTTAGTTCAAATAAATAATGTGATTACTTCAACGAGTTGTGAGGTTTGCAGAAAATATGCAGGGAAGATTATAAGTTTAACAGGGAAAACAGTAGGTTATCCAACTCTTGATGAGATAAGAGCAGAAGGGATGTTCCACCCGAATTGCATTCATAGTTACCATGTCGTAATTCCTGATTTAGAAGCGCTGAGAGAAGAAAATAAAAGATTGGAAGCACAGTACTATGGAAAAGTATAAATTTTAGTATAATGAATAGGAGGGAAATATGCCTTGGGTAAGAAAGGGAAAGACAGTTTATAAAAAAGTAAGAGGACATCTAAAAAAGGCGGGCTCGTCTACTTCTGTTAAAAAAGCAAAGAAGTATATGACAGTATTAAGAATGATTCATGCTGGAGTAAAATTGAGAAGTAAAAAAAGATAATATACAGCCGACGGACTGGAAGGAGAAACGGAAATGGCAGAAGATGCAAAAAAAGAAGAAAAAAAGACTGATGAAAATCAGGAAGTAAAACTCTTTAAGCAAGAGGATGTTGACAGGATTGTAAGTGAAAGACTTGCAAGGGAGAAAGAGAAGTATAAAGACTTTGAGGAGTATAAGAAAGCTAAAGTAAAACTGGATGAAATTGAAAATGCTAATAAAACAGAACTTGATAAAGCAAAAGCAGAAACTGACCAATTCAAAAAGTTAGCTGAGCAAAAGGATTTGGAAGTAAAACAACTGGGAATTGAAAACTTAAAGCTTTCTTTATTAGACCTTGCAGGACTTCCAAAAAATTGGGCAAAAAGAATTCTCGGTCAAACTGAAGCCGAGATAAAAGCAGATATTGAGGAACTCAAAAAACTCCTTCAAGAAAAAGGAATTAAACTTGGGGAGGGAGTTGGTGGAGAGCCTAAAGGATTGCCTGATTTTGATAAGATGACACAAGCAGAATATGAAACTTGGGCGAAAGAAAAAAGAAAGAAGTAAAAAAGAAAGAAGTAAAAATTTATAGGAGGTAATAAATGCCTAATACATTGCTTACGCCTTCTATTATAGCTAAAGAAGCTATAATGAGGTTGAAAAATA